GAAGTAAGATTATTCACCCATTACAAAGTCGGTGTGCTAATTATCATTTTAAGCCACTCTCTAATGAAGCCATCCTTAAAGTAATCAAGGAAATACTTCAAAGAGAAGGTATAACTACCTTTGCTGATGATGAATTAGTAGGCTTTATATATGAGTTAGATGGAGACTTACGCAGGGCGATTACCGAGATACAAGCGGCTAAGTCCTCCGGTTTCTCATTATCGAAACAAATAGAATCATCTCACAAAGAATACAATGAAATACTAATTGAAATTTTAAATAAAAATCCAAACAAAGCACTAACAGACCTTCATAAAATTGTTTATGAAGGTAGAAGCGTTAAACAAATCTGTTTAGGTTTGCATAATGCTATTATTGCTTCGGATGGCTTGGATAATACTACCAAGTATAAACTGTTAAGAACAGTCGGAGAAAGCGAATATCGTTCAACTACCATGACTCCGAAAGTATTACTATCATGGATGGTTGGACAATTAATCTGAAAAAAAAGGAAGTGAAAATATGTTAAGCGAAATTATGCAAAACGAAATAGAAAAGAGCGCACAATACATCAGTATGAGCGTTGAAGAGGCATTAGCCAAGTTTGAGGAGATTTGCTCCGAGAACGGACTAAGCGTAGACGACCCAATTGCCAAAGGGCTTTGGAGAAACTTTGTCGCTAATGCACGAAGAACAGCGAATGAAAACAAGAAGGAAGGCGGTTCAAGCGATTCCTTTTACAAGAACGCATTTGGATTCTTTGTCTCTTTAGACGCACCAAGAGATATGATGAGTTGGAACAGAAACCGAGCAAAAGAGGAATTCCTAAGAGATTCTGATAATGCTTTAGAGAACGGAGTTGTGGCAGTTGCTAATGAAACTGCTACAGGCAAATGGACTGTATCACGATACTTCAATGAAGATTATCAAGAAACAGTTGTTAGTGCATTACCTGATGGAGCAGAAACATTAGAAGACGGGCGTATTTATATCCCATTAGACAATACTGCTACATACATGAATGGTGGTAAGAATGCTTCTTACGGTAAGCCTCTTCCAAAGGAACAAATGAGGAGAACAGGTGTCTTCTACGGTTCTTTGGGTAATGGAGAAATGCGACAGTATTTCTTTTCATACAAGAATAAAGGCGGAGTAGACTTTGCACCAAACACTTTTGAATGGGTGCATTTCCTATGTGTAGAAGGTTCTAATGGAACTGATATTTATGGGGCTAAGGAATTGACTTCTAACAGTCTAACTCTAAATACTGACATGAACCCTGAAAACGAACTATATCGTGATATGGGTTCATTTGATTTTGAAGTATGTCTTCAAGAAAACTTCGACACTAATTTAGTGCCATTGGTTGAAATGGATAAGGCGCATATAGAGCGACAAGCAGTTGCTTCTAAAGAGCGATTTATTATTACTGATGGAACTGTTTGTAATATGAATATGACCCCGACTTCCAATGGAAATCGAATCATTAATATTACAGATTTGAATGCTGAATTAGATTATGAAAATGATTCGGGAACAACAACTTGTTGGATTCCGAGCCATCTAACTCTTGACTTCGGTATTGGTTCAACAGTAATTATTGTTGGCAGAACAAGTCAAAGAACTACTGATGAGGGAGTAGAGCCTGTAACAGTTAATGTTTCGGGAGTTCTATGCACCGTAAAGAAAGGTTCAGCAGTAGAAGTTTCACAACCAATGGAGGAAAACTTCGATTGGTTTTGAAGTGAAACTCCTGTAAATCCCCCCTAGAAATGTCGTATATCCTCCTTGAAACGGGGGTCGTATTTGGATTGGGGTATGATGTGTTGGCGACATTACAGAATTCATGTAGGGATTTATATTCGGACAAGGTAAATGTGACTTGTGGGGAAATTGACATTCAAATAGGTGCGAAGCCTATCACTTTAAGGAGAAATTATAATGAAATTATACAACAATGCAATACAAACAGATAGAGCATTTATTCATTTTGATAAAATACAACATTACTCTTGGGCTAAGGTCTTAGATGATGATTATGATGTCAAGATTTATTCAAATGCTGGATATATTATCCAAAACATGACCGAAGAGGAATATAAGGGTTTTATGAACAACTATTCCCAGTTTAAAGGGGTGAGTTCTTGAGCGACTTGAAAGAAAAATATTTAATTAAATCAAACAGTTATATGATTGATTTAGAAAGTGTTGATTTCATTACTTGGAAAGAGAATGAAAAGAACGCTGGCACTTATTGGGCTAAATTACATATTGGCTCAAAAGAAGCAAGATACATCTGTGATGATGTTAATGAATTAAAAGACCTATTAGAACAATGGTCTTTAATCAAAGGAAAAAAAATAGAAATAGAAGAAAATGAAATAATTGGTTGGTGAATACAATGGGATTAACAAGTAAAAAGAAGACAGAAGCGAGTAGTAACGAGATGCATAACAATGCAAGAGTTATTGCTTTTAGAGATAAATTGACTGCACAAACAGAAGGCCGTTTGAAAAGAAATAGCCGTTTAGTTTGCGGAGTATGGGGAGAACCTAAGACCGTTAAAAGCGGTATTGCGTTAGATTTCCCGCATAAACAAATCTATGTTTTAGATTGGGATAACGGATGCGAACCTACATGGAGGCAAAACCATGAATGCACAGAAAGAATTACTCTATGGAATCCTGAAATCAGGAATCATAATGGTGAATTAGATATACAAAAGTCGGAGGCTAATTCCGAAGACTTTGTATTGTTTGTAAAGTCTAAGATTGAAGAAGGAGAAGATGTTCTCTTTGTGTTTGATGGAGTAGATAAGTGGCTTGATTGTTGCACACTCCATGTTACAGGTTCTTCAAAGATTGGAAAGCCACAAAAGATGAAGTTTGAATGGGGCAAAAGAAATGCTCCTTTCTATTCATTGTTGATGATGTGTAAAAACCTTGATTGCGACCAAGTGTATATTACTCACTCTAAAGCCGACTACGGCGCAACAGGTGAAGTGATTGGTTCTAAACCTAATTGGCATAATTGGGGAGACTATATGCATCAGATAATTAATACTCGTAGAACTCTAAAGAAGGGTGATGTAGTGTATAAGTCTACTTTAATGAGTAGTAAAACAAATACAACACTCGTAGGAAAAACATGGGAAACACTTGAAGTCGGAGATGGTAAAGTTAAGTGGAACGGTATTCCTGAATTTAGAGAGGGATTGATTTGAAAACCTACTGCGGAATAGCAGATGCACACGGTTTAGAATCTTTTATGGAATGCGAGGGCTTGGGACATGCTCCAATAACTATTACCATGAGAGCGCAACTAAATAGGCAAAGGCATGCTATGGTCTATTGGGTTGAATTAGATGATGAACAGGCTAAACAAGTGAATGAAGCAATAGAACAGGCTAAGAAAGATAGCAATTGGCATATGCCATTGTTGTTGTTAAAAGACCCTGATTTTATTGACACAGTAGCATTTGAGGATTCAATGAAGAACAGTTGGGATATGATTCCTAATGATAGATTAGACCCGTATTGGGGTGGTGATGAAGAATGATATTTTCAGTAGACAGTAAAGAATTACAAAATGCATTAGATAAGATACAAGTAAAAGGTAAGCACCTAACTAACAATGGGTTTTCCTCTTCTTCTATCGGTTCAGATTTTTGGGCTGAGTTAGAAGGGAATACCCTAAAGTTATGGAACGGTGATGCAACCTTTATTGTGAATATCAATATAGAAGTTGAAGGGACTGAAAATGGTAATTTCATAGCGAGTGCTAAAGAAATGATACCGTTCCTAAAGTCTTTTGATGGCACAGTAAATGTATCAGTAGGGGATATGATTGAATTAGGCCAAGAAAACAAATCAGCATCTTTGTCTAAAATAGCGATTCATGGAGGATTTGAGGCTATTAATAGAGTTAGAACTTTATTGAGTAGTGTTAGGTATGAACCGAGTCCTGAAACTATGTTCGCTTTTAACAAAAAACCGTTTGAAGGGGCTTTCACATTAAATCAAGAACAGTTTAAGAATGTGTTAAAGTCTTGTGAATTGGCTAATACTGGAATCTATAAGTTAGATTACAAAGAGAATACCGTTAGTTTTTCAAGTGGAAGTAATACTTCTAATAAATATAATGAAAGCATTACTCCCACTTTTAATTTAGGTGAAGATGGCACATTAGAATTTAGCGGGCCACTTTATGCCTTCTTTGATAAAGACCAACTGATTAACTTCTATGTTAAGGATGAATTCCCACTATTAGTTGTGGCATCTGATAGAATGTTATTGAAAGCACCTACAGTAAATGAATAATAATAATATGAGGAATAACAATGATAATTAGTAGAATGGATGATGGTAAAACAATATACAAGGCATGGAGAGAAAATGGAGAAAGAAGATTTGAACAAATCGAATACAGACCATACTTCTTTATTGACGAGGATGAGAAAGAGCCTTCCCGATATAAACCGAGTAAATATATTGATAGAGACTTTGAGTATCTTCGTGGTGATTGGGTTAATATTGAAAATGAGCCACTAAAGAAAGTATTTGTTGAGAATAGTTTTGATATTAAAAAGGTAAAAGATAGGTTTTCTAAAACTTATGAAGCCGATGTTCCTTATCATTACAGGTATTGCGTAGATGAACTACACGATATGCCTGAATATAAACTGCGTAAGTGGTATTGGGATATGGAATGGCAACAAGGCGGAGAACATCATGATAAGATTACTACTATTGTTGTTTATGATAATTACGATAAAGAGTACTATCAATGGGTATGGTTTCCTGATTCAACCTTTCACGGAACTAAAAACAAATATACCTTTGGTTCTGAAAAAGAAATGCTTGAACACTTTATGACAACTATGGTTGTAAAAGACCCTGATATGTTGATTGCTTGGTTCGGTAACTTTGCTGATATTCCTAAACTGCTTGACAGGGCTTGCGCTCTCGGCCTCAACCCTTTGATAATGTCGCCTATTGGCTCGATTAAGGGCATTAGGAAGTCCAAAGACAACTTCAAGTTTCTATACTATGAGAATGGATTTTCGCCCGTAGAGCAACCGATTGGTGGCCGTATCACGCTTAGTTTAGATATGGCATTTGAACGCCAATGGAATGATTCTCAAAGAGGAACATTACCTTCATTGGCTTTAGATTATATTGCCGAAGAAGTTCTTGGTAAGAATAAGTTAGTATCGGAAAAGTTTCCTGACGCTAACGAGTTTTACATGAGAGGATGGTTAGAAGATACAGAAACATATCTAAAGTATGCATTAATAGATGTTGAACTAATGGTAGAAATAGATGAAACCAACTACTGTAGTGAAGCAATTATAGCATTACAAAGACTACTAAAAGCACCATTTGATGCTTGTTTCTATGCTTCTAATATGGGTACTATTTACTTTATGAGAAATGCATGGTGGAAATGTCTAACAGGGAATAGGAAAGCAAAGAAAGAATCCTATAAGGGGGCTATGATTTATGACCCGCTTAGTGAAGAAACAAATGGCTTACATCTTAATGTAGCAGCATTTGACTTTAGTGGACTATACCCAAGTATGATGATTTCCCGTAACATTTCATTTGAAACTATTTCAGATGAACCAACGGAATTAGGAGTTAATATCCTAACACCGAGAGATTTCAGCGAAGTAACAGAAGAGAAGATGATTTACTTTAAGACGGATAAATTAGGGCTTTTACCAAGAGCAGTATTAGAACTTAAAGAACTAAGAAACGAGTATAAAGCCAAAATGAAAGCAGCAAGAGGAAAACCGAATGGTGAATACATGAAGTGGCATAATAATCAAATGGCGGTAAAGCGACTATCTGCATCTTTCTACGGCATAATCGGATATACAGGATATGCATGGGCTAATAACGATTTAGCGGCGGCAATTACGGCGAGTGCGAGAGAAGCAATTAGATTAGCAGCGTTTAAGGCAAAGGAGATGGAAGTATGACATTATCAATGAATAGTGAAAGTTATTTTAATGATATTAAAAAGGTTAGAAAAATCCTTCTTTCTAAATATGATTCTTTTTTATATCCCCAAGTACATAATGATACAAATACACCATTATATTTTCACATAAATGGTCAAGATTTGGAAAACCCAATATTTCAATTCAATCAAAAGTATGAATGGAGAGAAAAAGAGGAAGTGGTTTCTGCTCGCTCTTTTGCACTAACAGAATTTCCTAAAATAGAAATCAAGTATTATAATCAAGAAAAACATACATTAGAAATACAAAACAAAAAACATGGAAGCGTTACTTTTCATGCAAAAATAGTGCATCCCTCTACTTATGAGATGCTCAGTCACATGAATGATAGCGACACCCCTCCATTATTTTTAGTAAAAAGGGGATATGTAATCGGGTTATGTTCTAACCCCTTTTTAGAAGGATTCGATGAATTATCTACTGCAATAGATATGTATAATAGTGAAATTGTAGATTTCAATTATAATTATATGTATAAGCGATTTATTAAAATTAAGGTGTTAAAATCAGTTCTATCCAAAATAGAAAATTTGGATTTTAAGTTAGATAAAAGATATATTTTATCCTCTCCCTATTTAGATAAAGGGCTTGAGTTTTTTATTAATGAAAGTATCTATGCTCTTTGGAAAGATGAAAAATATTTATATGTTCAAGTTGGCGAAAGAAAGTTCTTTCCTACTTTACTATCATTTGAGTTAGATAACTTACCCCAACAACTTTCTTTTGAATCTATACTTTTACTAATTTCTTCAAAGTTAAAGGATAATTCAGTGATTAATACTATGCTTAAATTAAGTATAGAAAATACAGAATATCCCTTAGTAAGACAACTTCATAATCTAACATTATTGGCAAGTGATAATTTTGTAGAAGTAGATTCAATAACTAATGAAGGAGAATATAAATTCACCAATATACAAAAGCATCATGTGGAAGATTGTATTAAAGCCTTAATTTATTGCATATGTCTTAATACCCCCGAAATGCGGGCTTATGTCAAAGGAGGCAACTCGTCTAAAATTCCTTTTAATACTAATAATATAAACAAATATATAGTTAAAAGATGGTCTTGGGGAGATGATAAGGTTAGATATATTTATCCTAAAAGGGAATCTAATAGTAAAAAGATTATTCATTATACGAAACCCCATTTATGTAAGTTTTATATAAAGAATCTTGAAAAATTCAAAGAATATAACCCGATAGAAGAGAACGGTAAATATTCTATTATTAAATGGCGAGAAGGGTGCTGGAAAGGTAATCTTACATATATTATGGGGAAACAAGTCGGAGGCTATTCCCGCAAAGCGATTAGATGGTTAAATCATATCAGCAAAAAGAATAATATTGAAATTCAACACGCTGAAAATGGCGGAGAACTAAGAATAGAATTAGGAAATGGTAAATATTACTTAGTAGATGGCTATTGTAAAGACACAAATACAGTCTACGAATTTCACGGAGATGTATTTCATGGCAACCCTTCTATCTTTAATAAAGAAGATAAATGCCATCCATATAATGATATGACGGCAGGGGAACTGCTATCTTACACTATTGAAAAAGAAAATAATATTAAGAAGATAGGGTTTAAGTTAGTAACTATATGGGAATCGGAATGGGATGGAAAGGAGATGAAAACATGATAGAATATAGTTTAGGATTAGTAATTGGTTATGCCTTTGCTAAGGGATTAACCCCCATAGCACCAAAACTTTTAACTAAAAAATTGCATATTCATCATTGGATATGGGCTACTGCTCTATTGATTATATGTCATTATCTAAAGTTAGATAATCATAATCTAATCATAGGCGCATTAACAGGGATAGCCTTACAGGGTTTATCTTACAAGAATTGGTCATTAATTAGAAAGGAGACTAAACTATGAATAGCCACTTTAAAAGATGGATAGAAAGAGCCATTTTAGAATTCGACGATACCTTTACGGCTAATATGGTATTGGAGAAAATAGTAGAAAGTAATGGAACAAGCCCGTATGTCGGAACAGTTTCAGGCATTGGTTGGTATCTTTCAAGATTAGACAATGTAATCAAAATAAAAGATGGAGTATATAGGAGGAAACAATAATGAAAACTAAATTTGTAACAGTTAAGGTATCGTATGATACAGAAGAAACATGGGATATTACCATGCAAGAGATAAAAGAAATATTTCAAATGATGAATAACTTGAAGCGTCATGCTATCATTATAAGTGTTGAACAAGGAGTGAATACAAATGATGATGGACAAGACTAATGAATTATTAGAAGAATTGCTGGCTATGATAGCAAAGAGTAATAAGATATTAATGATGGTAAATATCGTAAACATAGCAACCATTATAACAATAATAACGGTGTTAATATGAGTATGGAAGAAGAAATAAAACAATTACAGGATAAGACAGAAGAATTAGAAAATTACATAGAGCATCTTAGATTAGATGTTAGCGATAGAGAAGACGAAATTCATGCGCTAAATACTATGATAGAACAATTACTTTCTGATGTAGCAAAAGCCGGAGATGTAAGAGGCCATATACGAGATATTATGGAAGAGGTTGCTAAGTTAGCAAAAGAACCTGTTGGAATGATGTTTGACTATTCAGGAGTATGACATTATGAATAAAAAAACAGAAGGAGAACTCATAGGCTGGATGAGAAGATATGTAGATGATGTAACTACTGTTATGATAGAAAATGATGTTGTGCATTTATGTGTTAATGGGAGAAAAATCGGGATTATTGTTCATCAAAAGATAGGTGGTATATCATGAAAGTAGTTTACGGACATACAGATTCAATCTATGTGCAAATAGATTCAATAGAGAAGGCTCAAGGCATCATTAAAGAAATAGAATCCAGCGTTAGAGAGCATTTCCCCAATGTTTTCAGTCTAAATGAACACCCTGTAGTTTTAGAGTTTGAAAAATACTATTCCGCTTTAGGAGTAGGTGTTAAGAAAAACAGAAATGCAGGAATGGTCGTTTGGGAAGATGGGGAAATGTTAGATGAACCTAAGTTTTCTATGACTGGTTATACTGCTAAAAGAGTTAGCGAAACTAAGATGGCTAAAGAAGTCCAAACTAAAGTATTACAGATGTGGGCGGCTCAAGAACCAATGGAAAAAATCAATGCTTATTTACATAGAACATATATCAGCATAGTAAATGGAAACTACGATTTCAAGAAATTAGTTAAGAGAACGAGACTTAGAACAGCAAGGTTTACTGTTAAATGTACGGATTGCGGTAGAAAATACCACATGAAAGATATGTTGAAGGTAAGGGTTTGCGGTCAAAATGAAGGTAAAGATGGTATTCACAAGTGCGGTGAGCCTGTTGCTAACTTTGTTACAGTAGAAGATAAGAAACCAACAATAGGTTCAGGAGTAGCGGGAATGCTGAATGCTTGGGAAAATACAGATAAGCAATTTAATGATAGTTATTTGTATTTAAAAACAGTAAAGTCAGGAAGTATTTATACTCATCCTTTGACTAAACAAAAAAGACCTGTTGAATATGTTTCAGGAACTATATTAGCCGATTTTAAACATTGTACGCCTGATTGGGCGCATTATGCACAACAAATAATAGATAAAGCCAAACCAGTTTATGCGGCTATGGGTTGGGATTTATCAGCAATAAGAACAGGAAGAATACAGAAGAGTTTGGAGGAATGGTTTTGAATAGAGAAGAATTAGATAAAAGAAAAAAAGAATTATGGAAAGACTATCAATCAGCACAAGTTGAAGGATATTTTGAGGATTATGATTTTGAAGATTATATGGTTTTTATGCACGATTTTGTTCTTGCTGAATGGAATTGTGCGGCTAAAGAACTTAGAGAATGGGAAATAAAAGACCACCCACAATATAGGGGGAATAAAAGATGAACACAGATGAAAAATACAAAGCAAGAATAGATTCTTTTCAGGAATTTACATATGATTGGATGCCTGAAAATTATGAAGACCCATCAAAGCCTATATTGAAGATTACTAAATCTTCATTAGGCTCTTTTAATTGGTGTCCTAAGAAATATGATTTTAGTTATATTCAAAGATTGCCTCAAGACCAAACAGAAGCCATGCGTAAGGGAACAGTATTACACAATACAAGAGAGAATTTCTTTAATGACTTTGATTTGAAGAAGGCAGAAAACATGAACAGTAGCGAAGTATTAGAATACTGTACGAGTCTTTTACCTGTTGATGATTATTATGATTTGTCATTAACTATGGCTTCTTTTGAAGCGCAAAGGTATCTTGAAGCAAGGTCAGAAGACAAGATTGAAGAGTTCTTACCTATTGTTAATGAAGGTAAGTTCGATGCTAACATAACAATTGCTAAAGACACAAATCCTAAATTCCCTCTAAGTAGGGATTATGTAATTCACATTCAAGGAATTATTGATAGGATTTTCATAGAAGGTAATGGTTTAATTCCTTTTGAGTTCAAAACAGGGGCTTGGAAAGACTGGAAAACAACAAGTATGAGACAAGAAATGGCATTCTATGAGTTGTTAATTCACAATTCACCTATAGAAGTCTTAGAAAAGAACGGCTTAACTCAAGATATGAAGGTATCACATTGGGGTTGGTATTATCCTGCTTCAAATTATGTCTTTGTAGAACCGAGAAAAACAAGGTCAATGACTTCTGTTATGAATAACATAGCGAAACTAATTCATTCTTATGAGAATAAAGAGTTCCCTACTAAATGGTACTACAAGACTTGTTCTCATTGTAGTTTCTTTGGGATATGTGATGCTGCGAACACAGATACATGGTTGTGATATTATGAGTGATAAAATACTTGAAGGAACAGAATATGAATTATTATCATGTTATCATTGTGGAACTACGCAACGCTTAGGCTCAATACATGAGATAGAAGACTATGCGTATAGACAGATATATTGTAAGAAATGTGCTAAAGAATGGTATAAAGCGGAGATGAAACGATGAAAAGAATAAAATGTAAAAAACCGTTAGCACATAATCCTCAATTTGAAGGAAAATACCATTGTAAGCATTGTGAAAGAGAAGCAGAAATGGATTTTATAGATGCAAGAAAATGTTTAGGAAGTGAAGAAGAATGAACGAACTGATTAAGAAAAAAGTATTAGCAAGAGATTGGACTTTTGCAGAAATATCTAATTTAAAACATACGATTGAACATCTTTCAAGAGAAATATTTTCTGAAATGACTTTAATTGAAAGATTTGAGTCTATTAGAGGGATAAGAGTTAATGAGTCTTGTGTTGGATTAGAATTAGAAGATGTAATTAGAGATACAGTAATGACTTCTTTACAAGGAGAAGTAGCAGGAATAATTAGAGAAATGCTGAATACAGCAACAGTAAGTTTTGGAGGGAATAATAATGAAATATCCGAGAGAAGTATGGGCGGGAAGCCAAATAAAAAACGCTCCGCAGATGAGAAGGAAAGTAGTCCTAACGAGGAATGAATATGCTGAGTTTGTTTATGCTCAAAACAATAAAACCAATGTTTATACAACTGTATATGACTTTAGTGAGTTTTCTGAAAAAGCAAAAATAGATAGTTCGGTTATTAGAGATAGAGTGTTTTTAGATTTTGATGCACATGAAGATAATTTAGAAATGGCTTGGAGGGATTTAAAAGTGGTAATGGATTTAGTTCATAAAAGAGATTATGAACATACCTTTTTCTTTTCAGGAAGAGGTTTTCATTTATTCTTATTCGGTGAAGTAACTGAAACTATGAGAAACATTCAAACCTTCTTTAGAGAGATTAAAGAGTATTTGATTTCTAAAGTCGGTAAGTCTAATTCATTAGATGATAGGGTAGGACAACATACAAGATTGAGAAGAGTTCCTAATACTGTTAATATGGCTTCATCTGATAAAGATGGAAACCCTTATTTTTGCATACCATTAGTGGAAAAAGACTTAACTGCGAGCCTATCGGATATACTTGCATTAGCCACACGACAACGAATGATACCCTTCAAAAAGTGCGGTAAAAACAAGGTGAATTTCCCAAAAGCACCCCCTATTAAGGCCATGAAGGGAGAGGTTTCTGTGCCTACAAGTATCGGAAAGTTGCCTATGTTACCTTGCCTACACAATGCAGTAATGGTTGAGAACCCCTCCCATATAGCAAGAGCATACCTTGTCTCATGGTATCGGGATTTGATTTCAGGCTATCGAGATTTGACTACAATGGAAGAAAAGGAAAAGACTCTAAACTTAGTAGTCGAGGAATTAGAAAGGGTGTTTGCTGATTCGGATTCTGTGTGGTTAGATTGGGATAAGCACCAAACTAAGAAGCATTCTAAATTTACAGTATTCAATAATTACAATACCCCTCATTGTGATAAACTAATTAGTGAAGGATTTTGTGTTGGTAAATGTTGGAGGTTTGAAGATGCTGATAGTTGATTCAAGAGAAAACTCCCGACTATCTAAGTTGGTTATGCAAAAGGCAAAGGCACTTAGAATACCATGTGAGAAAAGATGGATTGAAATAGGCGATTATGTCTATGATGATGTTTGCTTTGAAGCCAAATCCACAACTGATTTCTTAGGTTCTGTAATGACTAAGAGACTATGGACTCAATTAGATAACATGGATAGACATTACCAAACCAATGTAGTAATACTCTATGGAGAAATGGATGAAGCCATCCACAATGTAATATCAAATTCCCCAAGTAAAATGCCAATAGGAACAAGAACCATTATGCTAAATAATAAGTTCTTAGGAGCAATAGGGAGAATAGTATTAGATACAGACATTAAACCCTTTTGGGTTCAAACAGAAGAAGAAGCAGCATTAATAATAACAGCAGTAAGTAAAATGAAACCAATAACAAGAGAAACAATAGCACCACAAGTATTCAAAAGACTAACAACAGATGATTTAAGATTAGATTTACTAAGTAGTATAAAAGGCGTATCAATAAAAAAAGCAAAAGAATTAATAAAACTATATGGCTCTATTATGGAAATAGGCGAATGTTCAGAATATGAACTACAAGCCATTGAAGGGATTGGAGAAACCTTAGCCAAAAGAATAGTCTCCACATTAAACTCGGAAGAGAAGGTGAAAATATGAATAACGATGAAGAAGAATATATGGAAACTCTTGAGACAAACGCAGGAGTATTCAAAGAAGCATTACCTAAAGTAGTAAGAGACTTTCAAAAGTCAGCAGTAGAAGTATCGCATTATAATGATATTCCTGCTGGAATTAGTTTCTTTACTATCTTAGGCCAAATAGTAAAAGATTTTATTATCATACCAAACGGAAGAAACCACGAAGATTCAAGAATACATTTTTGTTGGGTTCAAACATCAGGTACAGGTAAATCAACTCTATGGAATTTTGTTGGCCCAGTTGCTAATAAAACCTTTACTAAGATAAACGAAATGAACCAACACCCCGCCTT